TGTACAACCTGCTCTTATATAATTGGGCAAAGTTTCATATATAAAACGCAAACGAGTCATTATTTCAAATGCACCTGCGTATTTGTGTGCGGCAATTAATATTGTACTATCTGATTTAAACATTGCATACCATAATAGGTATGCAGAAGCGGCAGTTGATTTGCCTGTTTGTCGTGGAAGAAGTGCTATTGCATATCTATTATCATTGTATATCTTAACCAGTCGTTTTTGAAAATCATATAAATCAAATTTTACACGACCTTTTACAGGATGTTGAATATAACAATGATGACTCATAAAGTGTACAGGATCATTAATACATTTGGCTAGTTCTTGAATTTGATCGTCGGTATACTTCTCTTGTTGGTGGGGTCGTTTTACAAGAGTTGTGTCAAAATTGCTCATACATTAAATGTTAGATTGCAGGTGCTTCTTATGGAGAATTATTAAAGTCTATTGCACCATTTGAAGTCATAACTGTTCGGCCTACCCGTCTACTTGTCTTTCCTTTTCCAGGGTACGCTCGCCGGTGATCAGGTTGTTTAGGTTGTTTAGGTTTAGGTTTAGGACTGGGAGCTTTAGGTGGTTCAGGTAGTGGTTTAGGTAGAGGATATGGTTTAGGACTTGGAACTTTAGGAGGATATGGTTTAGGACTTGGAACTTTAGGTGGTTTAGAGGAAATGTAGTCAGGCAGTTGCATTTCTGGTTCTGCCGCAGGCGGCCTTTTTATCTTATCTGGCAGTTTTGGAGCCGTTGTCTTTCGATGCACTCCTTTAAGTTCCAAAAGATCCTTCCATGCATCTGGATCATTATATGCATCTGTTTCCTTAAAATTTTTATATTCAGCAATCAGTTGTGATTCTTCTAGTGGATTATCACCATAGTTACCTAAGGCATCGCGTGTGTGTCTTTTACGTTTTCCAAAACCTTTAAATGAAAAGTCGTTGTGTGTATCGCCTACTTCTTTTTCTTCAGGAGCATTTGCATAACTACCTTCGGCTTCCTCTGTCGCAACCATTTCTTGTTCTGGCTGAAGTTGGGGTTGTTCTATTTTAATAACTAATGTACGCATATCATCTGGATTCATGTGTTGGTTACAACTAGATCCTGGCGAACTCAATGAGTTCATTGGGTCTTGTTGTGCTAGTCCGGCTAGTTTTAAAATATCAGCTAAATTCATTATTTTTTCCCCCTTGGATCTGGATTGTGAGGTTTAGATAATGGACTATCTTTACCTGGTGATTCATTTTTCATTACTTCAACTTTTTCAGGTTTTTTAGCAAATTCAGTTTTGGGTGTTGCCCTATCTTTAGCAAGTTCTTTAAGAAACAAAGAATTAAATTCGTCACCATAAAATTTAGAACCTAGTTCGCCGTGTTCATCTTTAGGGTATTCTGAATCTGTTGAAAGTAACTCTTTTTTCTCATCTGCTGCCAGTTCTTCTTCTTCCATTGCAGGGTTTTTAACTCTAACTATAGATTCTGGTACATCTAATGCTTCTACAATATCATTTAATAAGATATGTGGAGCAACAGGTTGCCGAGTTTTTAAATCTATAATGTTTATTTCTGCAGGACCTAAGTCATCAAAATCTGGAGCAGAAGATTGCAATATTGTCTTCTTGGGTTTAGATATTGAAAATGCCTCGTATTTCTTTAAGGCTTCTTCCATTCTATCTAACTGCTCGTCTTTCAGGTCTCCTGCAACTTTAACCCTAAAAGCATATTCTTTTTCTGCTTCGGTTAAGTACTGGCTAAAAGATTTCATGTATTATTCCTTGTCGTCGTCAGTGTCTTCTTCTTTTGCTTCGTCGACTTCTTCTTTTTTATCTTCTTTTGCTTCGTCTACTTCTTCTTTTGATTCGTCGTCTTCATCTGATTCAACAACAGCCTGTTCTTGTGCTAGTTGCATTTCTTTAATTATATCCGAATACTTACGAAGCATTTGAGCTGAGTTTTGATATGTCATAATCTAAATCCTTGAAATGTGTTTTAATTATTTATCATCTATTAGTTTTTTTGTAAGCTCATTAATGAGAGAATTACGGTCACTTACGATATGATCTGCATCAATTACGTGTTCATAACTTGCATTTTTGGATTCATTTTGATCCAATCTAAGTTTCTTAAGTTGTAGCTCTATTGCCCTTAATTTTCTATCTGATTTTGAATTTTTTGCTTCTATAGCATTTTTTAACATGGTTTGGGCCGATGCAAATATATGTCCAGCATTTCTATCCTCTACATTAAAACCTAAATCCATTAAATCTTCAAATGCTTTTTCTGCCTTATCAGCATACCTATCCATATCTTCGTCGCTTGTGTTTATATCTTTAACGGCAGGTAATGCTTTATCTATCTTATCTGCAAGTGATAACGCTTCTTTTTCTTTATCAAAAACAGGATATGGTAATACACCGTCTGCAAAATTATTATTTTGCATATCTTTAATGTCATTCTGACTTATTTCTGAAATACTAGGAAGATTAAATGTTTCTTCGAGTTTTTTAGTCATTTTTGTTTTTTCTTTTTCATTTTATGAAATATTTCATGTTCAGTAACAACCCTAAATCGTATACCTGCTTTATTTGCCCATTGTTTGGCGGCTTCCCACTTAGCCATATTTAATACAACTTTTGCTTTATCTGATTTTGATCTTGCTTCTTTTATCTCTGCTTGTTTATATGGTTTTATTTCTATAATTTCTGCATGGTTTTTTCCTTCTTTATCAGTGTAAACAATAAAAAAGTCAGGTATATATCTAGATCGTTTGCCCGTAAAGGGATTCATATATTCTATTTGTTGTGCTTCTGATGCCCATTTAGATATATTCGGATGATTATCGCACATCCGCATAAATGCTAATTCCCATCCTGATCTATATATAGGTTCATGTTTTCCGATATACTTATCTGGGTTTTGGGGACTAAAATGTCCTTGTTGATATTTTGTTGCCATTAATCTATTACTTGTCTAGAAACATGTTCATTTATTAACACGTTTTGCCTTCCTAATTGATTATTAGAAGCTCTAGTAGTATTTAATGTTGTAATAATATCATCGGTAAGATCTAAACCATTAACATCTATAAGTGGTAAAAACTCATCATAATTTTTATTATAATATTTTGCTAATGCCAATATTTCAAAGGCTAATGTTTTACTTGCTAATTTAGAAATTCCTGCACCTTGTAATTCGCCAACTACAATATCATGCTCTGTTGGTAAAAAATCAAATGTTGCTGATGCCAAGTCACCAATTAGTCTACTATCAAATTCAGTCGAATCGTCGCCTAAAGTTGCTCTAATTTCTTGGGCTCTACTTAATCCGGTATTTGCTGATATCGTTGATGCTGTTTCAGATTTATATGCCATATTAGAATCCTAATCTACCACCTAAAGAACTTAATGCAGATCCTGCATTTTTTACGAATGAGGAAATATCACTACCCAAATTTGACATGTTTCGTTCACCCCAACCATCATCATATGTAATACCTTCATATGCAAATTGGACATTCCAGGTAACCGGACTTGAATCAGAATAATCAAGAGTATCGTGACTACATGTAGTTATAACAGGATTAAAAAGTGTAACAGATTCTTGTGTTGGAGCACCAACACCGCCATATTCTCGATGCATTCTTATTTGACTAAAAAAGTATCGTTCAAACGATCCTGAACTAGTTTCTTTTGGTGATTTTAAACCAAAGTTATCTGTTGTTGCATATTCTTGTACTGTATCAGATGTTTCAAAATTATGTCCAAATGTTCGGCCATCTTTATAATAATAATTAAGATATTCTTTAAAAACATTCTGCCATTTATTATCTCTTGTATCCATAAATGTGATAGTAACAGGTTGAAAATTTGCCCTTGTTTGAATAACTCGTTTTCTGTTATATTGATTTAATACTTGCGTATCAAATTGAAAACTTGGTAGTTCGGCCGTTCGTATTACTAATTTTAATTTATCTAATTGATCTTGAAGAGTTGTTACTGTTGACTTAAATTCAATTACAAATTGAAATTTTTGACGGGGCACCGCTGTTAGAGGGCCACCATCATTCTGA